ATGGGGGCGCTGACCGACGCCAAGGTTCGCAACGCGAAGGCAGCCGACAAAGCCTATAAGCTGAGCGATGGCAGCCAGCTGTATCTGCACGTATCGACTGCCGGCGGCCGCAGCTGGCGCATGAATTACCAGTTCGGCCGCAATGATGCTGGCAAGCCAATCCAGAAAACGCTGACGATCGGCAGCTATCCTGCCCTCTCGCTCAAGGATGCACGCGAGGCGCGTGACACTGCGAAGACGCTTCTGGCAAAGGGACGCGAGCCACGACCCGACGATCTGTTCGAGCGCGCCACACCGGTGGCCGACACGCGGCCGTCCTTCGAAGAGACTGGGCGCGAATGGCATGCCCTGCAGAAGGGCCGATGGTCAAAGGTCCACACGGCCGACGTCCTGGACAATCTGGAAAATGAAGTCTTTCCCGTAATTGGGCACTTGCCGATCGAGGATATAGAGGCCCCGGCGGTGTTCGGCCTGCTGCGCCGGATCGCCGATCGCGGCGCCGTGGAGACGGCGCACCGGACGCGGCAGCGGATCAGTGCCATATTCGTCTATGGTATCGCCATGGGCCGGGCCGCCCGCGATCCCGCAGCCGGGCTATCGATCGCGCTTCCCAAAAAGCCGAAGGCAAAGCCGCAGCCAGCTATCACCAGTTTGTCAGGGCTGCGCCAAATGCTGATTGATGCGGAAGGGGAGCGGTGCCGCGCCCAGACCAAACTGGCGCTGCGGCTGCTGGCGCTGACCGCCGTGCGGCCTAATGAATTGCATGGCGCCCGCTGGGCTGAATTTGAGGATCTAGATGGCGAGGCGCCGTTGTGGCGCATACCGGCGCACCGCATGAAGGGAGATGCCGATCGCAAAACGGAGATAGATGGCGATCATCTGGTGCCGCTGGCGCCCCAAGCCGTCGCCGTGCTGAATGCGATGGTGCCACTGACCGGCGAACTGCAGCTGATATTCCCGACCGATCGGCATCTGCACAAGCCCATGAGCGAGAATACCTTGCGCGCACTACTGATTCGCGCGGGCTATCATCAGCGTCATGTGCCGCATGGTTTTCGATCCGCGTTCTCGACGATCATGAATGAGCGGGTCGAGCGGCAATGGAAGACTGCTGGCAACGAGGGCGTGGCGCCAGATCGCGCCATCATCGACCTGATGCTGGCACATGTGCCGACCAACAAGGTCGAAGGCGCCTATAACCGCGCGGCCTGTATGGCTCGCCGTCGTGAATTGGCCTGTGAGTGGGCCGACATATTGCTGGCCGATATGTGGCCGCCGGCAGTGCATATCGGTCAGCCGATCCGATGGGCAGCGACCGGGCCTGGTCGGCCCGGTCTATAGACATCACGATACCCTGTTGATCCAGGCATCCACTTCGCTTTCGATCCATCGGGAACATTTGGCGCCCAGTTTGCGCGGGGCTGGGAACGCGTCCCGGCCAACAAGCGCGTAAATATGTGATCGAGATAGGGCGGTGCGGTCGACGACATCGCCGATCCGAAGCAGTCGTTCGGGTGCTTGCGCGGTCATGCTTGCACCGCCTTTCGGCCCGCGTCGGTGATGGACCAGACGGCATAATGGCCGGGGGCGGTGTAGCCATTCGCAATGTGGCCGCGCCGCTGGAGGCGGCGCAGCATGTTGCGGACTTGGGGCAGGCATCGACCGCCGGCCATCAGGCCGCAAGTCGAAGCGATCGCGGCGGTGGTCGCGCGACCGCCTGTTGCCAGAAAATTCAGCGCTATATGTTCGATTAGGGACAGTTGACGGGTCAACGGTTTTCTCCCTGCGCGCCGGCGATGGCGCGCGCGATGATGAAGGGGATCGCCAGCAGGGCGGCGATAATAAGCAGGGCGCGGAGCAGACCCTTGGCCATCATTCCATTCCCAGCGCCGACAGGTAGGTCTCCAGGATCGACTGCATTTCCTGCCGATCGTGGGGCTGCATCTTCCGAAGGCGGATCACCTCGCGCATCATCTTGGTGTCGAAACCCTGCGCCTTGTATTCGGCGTAGACGTCCTTGATATCGTCCGCGATGCCCTGCTTTTCTTCTTCCAGGCGCTCGATACGCTCGATGCCCTGGCGGAGGTTTTCAGCAGCTACGTTTGTTTCTGACATGGTCATTCCTTTCAAAAATTGATGATGGCGAAGAGAGAGCGGAGGGCGCAGCCCAGCAGAAAGCCGGAAAAGGCGGCGAGACGGGCGGTGCCGGCGATCGAGGCCGCCAGCCAATCGCGGATGGAGAAGGCGGGATCGCAGCTGGCGCAGCGGCAACCCATCGGATGAACAATGCTCGGTCGGCGCATCAGCCTATGACCTTCTTGCGATCCAGCTGCTCGCAGCGGGTGCAAAGGTCGGGATCAGACTGCGACCAGGTCGCTTCCTCGCCATTGGTGTCGTACTGGGTCGACCACTGGTCCCATCCGCAGGCTAGGCAAAGGCGCGGATGCTGATCAGGCGGCGTGTCACAAAGCTGGCGATAGACGTCGACATTGAAGGTGTAGGCGCGCGACATATCGGCGACGAAGAAGTCGCGCTTCATGCGGAAGCCCACGGTTTCGAGGGCGCCGATGTTGCGTTCTACATCTGCCCGGTGTTCCGGGCGGTGCCAATAGGGCCGGGCAGCCTGCTCGATCGTCATGCCGGCGGCGGTCCGCCGCATGGCGACATATTCCCAGGGCATGACGACAGGGCGCGGTGCGGGCTTGCCGTCGTCGAGCATGGCCGCGAGGGAGGGGACGCTACGCATGGTAAGGCCTTTCTCTGTCAGGAAGCTTTGCCGGTGGCGCGCGACGGGTCATGGAAGACCCAGCAGCGAACAGAGCCGACATTGTCGTTGATGGAATTGACCATCGCCTGTTCGATGAACCGGCGGGATTTGGAGGTTTTGAGGGCGCGGATCAGTTCGGAATGGGTAGGCAGCTGCAGGCGCTTTTCCGCGCAGCGGGCCTCCATTTCGTTGAGGCGGACAGCGATCAGCCCTTCGTCGCGCTTGCGATGGTGGTTGATCTTGCCGGCGGTGGCGCCTTTCGCCTCGTTCTCTTCCAGATAATCGAACCGTTCCCAGAAGAGGCTGACGATCGGGTCTTCGCTGTTGACGGCCAGCTGTCGGTCGCTCGCCATCTGGACGATGAAGCGCATTGTCTGCGCCTGCTGCTCATCGGTGAGCGGCACGATCGCGCGGATCGCGTCGAGGAATGCCAGCAACTGCCCATGCGTCTTGGCGAGACGATTGGTGCGGATCGCCGGCAGGGCGAGCAATTCTGCCTCATATTGGGCGAAGGCCTGGCGGAAGCGCGCCATGATATCCTGCTCGCGCCGGGCAGCATGCACGATGAAACCCGAAATCTTCTCCACCGGCCACTGCTCAAGCCGTTCGGCCGCCGCCTTGGTGTCGTTGGTGAAGTTCGACATGTCGAAGCCGAGCGACATGATGCGTTCCAGCACGGCGCGGCTCGCATTGACGGGTTCGTTCTGTTCGATGACGACAGCGCCCCGGAAAGGCGGTTCGAACGTCTCCATGCCGCCATTCTTGACGCCGCGCGCCCGGACGGTGCGGCCGTTATAGGCGGTCTTCAATTCCTCCCATTCAAACTTGCGGGCGTGGCTGGCTTCCTCGCGGCGGTCGCCCTCGATCAGCACGACGGGGAGATTGCCGACCTTGCCCAGGTTGCGCGCCATGGCCGCCGGGGTCGCCTTGGCCGGATCGAAGCCCTCGTAATTTTCGCGGCCAAGCAGCTTCCATAAGAATTCGATCAGCGTCGTTTTGCCGGTGCCGGGCAGGCCGTACATTTCGAGGAACGGGAAGGATTTCATTTCGCCGCGGACCTGCTCTGCAAAGAGCGATGCGAAGTAGAAGGTCAGGCAGGTGACGCCCTTGGCGCCATAGGCGGTCCACAGATCGGCGAGCCAGCTGGTGTCCAGCTGGTCGGCGTCATAATCGATGTCCAGCAGCCGTTCGGAGGTGCCGAGTTTCAGCGCATTCTTGCCGATCTGGAAGAATTCATTGTCGTTGGGTTTGTAAACACGGCCGCCCGACACGGCATATTGACCGAAGACATAGGCCTTCGCATCGCGGCAATAGCCGGTGAAGCCAAGCGGGCGCACGTCGGGCAGGTCGGGCGTCTGCTGCTGCAGAATGCGGGTCAGCTGGTAGGCGCTGCCGGTCCAGACGCCCCCGAAGGCGAACAAGCGGTCTTCGAAATTCGAGGCCTTGCGCAGCTGGGCGGCAGTGAAATCGCCCTTCACCGATGGGCGTTTTCCGCTGGGGAAGGATATGTTGAGGAAGAAGCGGGTTTCGTCGGTGGCGTCGTCGCGCTGGCGATACAAGACGCGAAAGGCGCAGTTGGCGATTTCTTCCACCATCAAGGCCTCGCGCGAGGCCTGCATGCGGATTTCCGCCTCGACGGCAGCGTCAACATCCTTGAGCTCGCGGGTGCGGCTCTTGCGATACTCGTCGATCTTTTCCTGCACGACAGCGACGTCGATCGCGCACCAGTAGGTGCGGTTGCCGAAGGTGAAATTGAAATTGGTCCAGTGGTGCTTTTCCCAGATCAGGAACGCCTTTTCCTGGGCGTCCTTGGCCAGAAGCACTTTGCCGAACCACAGATATTCGGCGCGATGGTCGGCCTCCAGGCGATCGAGGCCAAGCAGGTCGTTCCAATCCAGCACCTTGCCGGTTTCGTCTTCTCCACTGGGCTGCGCGGCCGTCGCCTTCCATCCGTGCTTGATCACCAGCTTCACATGCTCGCGGCTCGCACCGGTGCCAGCGGCGCCGGCGTCATAGGCAAAGACCAGCTGGGGCGAACGCAAGGGATTGTCAGAAGCGGCGATATGCGCGCGCAGCTGTTTCAGGAACTCTTCGGGATAGTTGTTGCAGGACATCGCCGAAATGGCGCGCTGGCCGGCCTGTTCCAGCGCCCAGGCGTTGAAGATGCCTTCGGCGATCCAGATGCTATCCGCTGCGGCCATGTCCTCGAACGACACGTCAGGACGCTGCCAAGCCTGCCCCTTATAGGGCTTGCCATAGGCGAAATTGGCCTTCTTCTCGAAGCGACCAGGCTGATCAATCAGCCGTTCCCACCAGCTGCCGCCGGGCAGGGGAAAGCGAACGGTGGCCGAGCCGATGCCGCGCTTCTGATCCTGAAACCATTCCTGGCTGTAGGCGTCGCGCATCCCCATCAGGTTCAGCTTGCGGGCGTCGGTCAGATAGGCGTCTGCCGCAGCATTGGGGTTCTCGCGCGTCTTCTGGAAGCGGTTCGACCAGGTGTCGAAGATTTCGGGATATCGATCGCGAACCGTCTCTTCCCAACCGCATTTTTCTTGGCGGTTGCACTTGAGAACCCACGGGCTTTCAGCGTTGGTGTAGACCTGCTTTTCGCCGCAATCGGGGCATTTGCCGCCGCGCAGCCATGCACCTTTGTCCGTCTTCCACTGGAAGTCGGTTTTCAGCTTGGCGAGCAGTTCGCGGCGGATGTCGTCACGCATGGACATGGCGAGAATGAGACATTCGAAGGCAAGAAAGGGGCGTTCCCGGCAGCGGGGTCCGCCGGGCTGGATTGAGCAGGGATCAGGGGCGCGGCTGAAGGGCCGCCGGCGGTCAGCCGGTCATGCTGTTGGTGCTAGGCTCGCTGGGCGGACCATCATCATTGGCAGCCCGATCATTATCGGCGGCGCGCCAGGTGGTCATCGGCAGCTTTTCCAGCGGCTCTGGCCAGCGCGAGGCGCGGACGGTTCGCAGCGCGGAAATGCCGACGACGAATTCATGACCGCAGTCGCGCAGATCGAGGCAATGATAGTAGACCTCCCGATAAAGGAGGCTCTTCTTGCCGATGTTACGGGCGAAGGCGCGTGCCCCGCAGGCCGGGCAATCCACCGTTGCCATGCGCGGCTGTTCCTTGCCTTTAGTTGTTGGCCGCTGGCCCTTGCTCATGCTCTTACCCCCGCATTGTCCGCGCCGGCGCCATTGCCGGGCAGGAATGATTTGAGACGGGACAGCAGGCGAATGACGGCACCGCTCGCTTCCTCAGTCTCCTTGATGGCGTGATGGATTTCTGTCGGGGATGCGCCATGCTGCATCACATGGATGCTGCTGCTGATCGCGTCCGCCGTCTCCAGCGATGCCTGGGCGATGTCGTCGGCCAGCGCCGCCCGACATGCCAATGTGTTCGAGAGCTCCACGTCCAGTTGCCGGGCGTAGCTTTCGAGGATCGGGGCAAAGCCGCCACCCGCTTCAATGAAGGCCCGATCGAGCGCTATAGCTTGGTCGAGCGTGGGCATGCTGGCCTTGTCGCTCTCGCTCCAGTAGCGAACCGCGCGCTTTGAGCGGCGCGTGATCTTGGCGGCATGATCCCAACCGATGAGTCCAACCGCCGTGGTGACGGCGAGCGAGAAGGTCAGAGGGGCGCGGACCTTCGTCATGCTCCGGGCCTCCCGATTGCACACATGGCGAAGATGTCGGCGCTGCTGATGATGAGAAACACAGCGAGGCTGTACCAGCGCGGCAGTTGTGGCATGGGGGCAAGCTCATCACGCACAGTCAAATCTTCCGGGATCGTAAAGGCATGCCGGGACGCAAAGCGACCGCGCAGGGAATAGGTTGGAGCGCTGTTTTCAGATCCCGAGAGGGTTTTAAACTGGGGCAGGCGCTCCTGCTGCCGGTTGTCGAAGGTGCGACCCGAAGGCTTCGACATATGGTGAAGGGGGGCGGGCATCAGCGGATGTCTTTTCGTTGCAATCCGGAACTCCGATCGCAAGCGACGGCGTCCGGCGTTGGCTGTATGAAGGGGGCGCACTCATCGCTTACGGCAATGCCAGCGGGTGGCATGAGAAGAGGATAGATATCGGGGCGCAGAAGATGACGAGAGACGCCAGTTTCGGCCTCAATAGCCAGCACATATTCTGCTGGCAGTCGCTTCCCTGATTGCAACCACTTCCACACTGCAGGCTGGCTGACGCCGCAAATCCTCGCCGTGGCCGCTTGGCCACCGGCCTTAGCTACCGCGTCCTTGAGCGCCTCGAACGGTGAGAAAGCCTGATCCATGCCGCATGCCTATAACCACAGGTATAGTCCTGTCAATAGCCATAAGTTCGTTGACGAAAATAGCCATGGTTATAGCAGCGGAGAATGATCGACGCTGGGCGTATCCGCGACCGCATGGGCGCGATGGGCATCTCGCAAGCCGAACTCGCTCGACGGGTTGGGATCAAGCAACCTTCGATTTTTAAATTGTTGTCTGGAACGGTGCGGAGCAGCGCGCATCTTCATGCAATCGCGCGGGAATTAGAGACAACAGCGGAGTATTTGAGCGGATCAACGGACGATCCTGCGCTCGGATACGTGCCTCTTCCATCCGTGGATGTCGTTGCAAATGAGCTTGGCCTTGTGCCGGTCCGCGAGATCGATCTGCGCTACGGCATGGGCGCCACCGATCTTGAAGTTCCCGTCACGACTACCGTTCGGCACTTTCCTCGCGACTGGATCAGGATCTACACGGGGGCCTCGCCTGATCATCTCTATTTTGCGCAAGGTATTGGGGATTCCATGTCTCCGACGATCCTCGATAGCGATCTGCTTTTGATAGACGCTTCGCAGCAGAGTCTTAACCTGGCCGATAAGATTTGGGCTTGTGCATACGGCAATAGTGGGATGGTCAAGCGATTGCGGCAGATGGCGGATGGCTCAGTTAAGATCATGAGCGACAATCAGAGTGTGCGCGACGAAATCGCCTATGATCAGGAACTGCATGTTTTGGGGCGAGTGGTCGCGATCGTCCGCAAAACATAAATCGGCATACGTCAGGACGGTCTGGTTCTGTCCCATTTCTGTTTGGCTGACGATTGTCATTTCCGCGCAGGCCATGAATGGGCATCTGCCTAAAAAACGTAATGGAATCAGCTACGTGATGAAATTATCTCTTCAAATCCCTTTAGCTTGGACAAAATCTCTCCTTGAAAAATAATTGCGCTGAGCATAGCCAAAACACTCCATCTGATCGGAGCGGCCATGACTTTGCGCAAATATACTGGCGGTGTTGCTGGTGACCATTATGACACAAGCATAGCTCTCGCGTTCGACGCCAATTACGCAGGACTTTTCCGAGCACTGGTGCGCTCGATGGTCGAACAGGAAACGCTGCTCGACTGCCCGATCATCATATATTCCGCCGATCCGGAGGTGTTCGAAGACCCGCTGGTCGCGAAAATTGTGGACAAGCGGCGGCTGATCGACCCCGCCCAACAGAAGATTTTGGAGAAGGCCTCACGCGACACCGTGAAGCGTCCGGAACGCGCTACATGGAACTTGGGTACGTTCCTAAAATGGGCCGCCTTCGAAAAGCAAGAAACGTCGCAACTACTTTTCCTCGACGTTGATATGATATTCAAAAAGCCGGCCGAAGAACTTCTCTCTCTGCGGCCCGACGTGAAGTTTCTGTGCGCTCCTCAGTTCCAGCGGTCGATCATGGAGTCGGAAGACCCGGCGGCCGGCATGCAAAAGCTGATCGACGGTGATATGTGGGGCAACCATTCATGGCGCGTGAACAGCGGCATGATGCTGATCCGTGACGACCTTCTGTCCGATGCTTTCCGAGAGGAACTGTTGCTGAGCGCATTCAGCGCACCACCACGCATCAACGAACAGTCGCACATGAGCGTCTACTTCAGCGAGAACCCTGGGCTGCATGCGATGGTGTCGGCAAAATATAATTTCCAGGAGGGATTTGTTCGTCACGCTCCCCCAGAAGCGCAGCCGCCGCTTACGGATCAGGCTGTGATTCTTCACTACGCCGGCGGCATCAAGCCTTGGAAGACCAAGAAGCACGAATTGCGCCCGTCGCAGCGGGAATGGTTCCGTTATGCAGATGAGGTGGCGGCATGAGCGCTAACTCGCCCTCCGATCCGAACAATATTGTGCCGATCAAGAGCGTCGAGACCGCGCCGTTACCGAACGAGTTGATCCTCGACACAACCAGTATCGAGTATCACGATGGGCAGGCTTGGCTGGTCTCTTATGATGAAAACGGGGACGTTATCTCTTCCACCCCAATCATCGCGACCTGATTTCTTTGGGGTCGGCTGCATTTCGTTCGGGCATTATTTAGAGGGCGGTGGTCCGGCTTATTATTGCGCCCGTTTCACCGCTTACTCTGGAGTAGTTTTGCGGGTCACGGCGCGCTCTCAAACTTAATCGAAGTCGTGAGACCGCCGCCATTATCGATGCTGTGGGTTACCTCGCTGATCAGCCATGTGCCGTCGATACCGGCCTTGATGCCGGTCACGTTGACGCGCAGATCGACGTAGATATCGGTCCGGCCAAGCGCCAGGCGCATGTCGAGCGTGGCGGGTGCGCGCTTGAGCCGCGCCTGTTCAGCGCTGGCTGCACGGCGCGCCGACGCTTCGTCCGCAAAGGTCTTGCGCAGGCGCTTAGCGCCGTCCTTCTCGCCCACGGTCACCGTCTGGCGCTTCGCCGCCTTGCGATCATGCCAACTGGCCGTCACGCCGGTTTGTCCGTCACGCTTCTGCCGTTGCCAGCTATGGCCGTCGCCGGCGCTGCGGCGGATGGTCAGGCTGGGCAATGCCGTGCCGCTGTTGGTGATGCCCGCGCCCGTGCGCGCAAAGATCAGCTTGTCGTCCTTGATGGTAGCGATGGCGTCGTTCTCGCGCCCCAGGCGGCGCAGGAAGGCGATATCGCTTTGCCGGCTCTGACTGACGGTCGGGAGCGTGATCGACGCCAGATCGGCCGCTATGCGCGGTGTGAGGCCATTGCGCCCTGCAACCTCCGTCAACACCGCTCCTAAGGTCGTATTTTGCCAAGCCTGTTCCCGGCGGTTGCGAATGTCGCTGGTGAAGTCGGCGGCACGCGCGCGGATGCGGACCTGATCGGGCGGGCCGCTATGGCTGACATCGTCCACCTTGAACGTGCCCTTTTCGATCAGGCCTGGCGTCACGTCGCGGCCCTGCTTCCAGCCCAGGGCGAGGCGCAGCGTTGCCCCTTCGGGCGGGATAGCCAGGCCGCCGTCGCTATCGTCCAGCACGATATCCAGTTGGTCGGCCTCATCCCCGCGCTTTTCCGACAGGGTGAGCGAGACCAGGCGCGGGCGCATCTTGCCGGTCAGGTCGTTATCGCCCAGCGTTACGCGGAAATCGGGGATATTGGCAATGCGATCTGTCATGCGGCGCCGTCCTTCTCCGCCACGCGCAGCAGGTCGATCGCGAAGTCGATGCGCTGGGCGCGGCCATCGATCATCAGATAGGCATGGCGCTCATCGATCGCCTCGATCACGAAATCGCCGAACACGGTGCCGGTACCGTCGAGCAGCGGCCAGGCCTCTCCGGATTCGGCCATGGTGCGGAGATCGTCGATCGACACGCGGCCATCGGTGATTTCGGCATAGACCGCACCCGACAGGTTAATGGTTTCCTCGCCCGGCCCGACGAACTGGGTCGCGTCGCGGGCGCCGACGCGGGCACTGCGCGCGTGGCGCCAGGATGCGCGGCGCTGCAGTTCGTCATGGGCGAGGGTCGGCAGATCGAAGATGAACATGCCCAGGGCCATCAGCATCAATAATCCCCTTCGTCGCCGAAGCCGCGGCCGCGCCGTTCGCGCTCGATCTGCTCAATCGCCTTGCGCACTTCATCGGCGATGTCGGTGGCGGATGCACTGCCGGCGCCGACGTCGATCTTGATGCTGTATGTCACCGCGATCGGCGCCGCCCCCATGGCACCGCCGGAATGGGCTGCCGCCGGCGCACCGACGGCCATGGCCGCGCTACCCGCGCCGATAGCCAGGGCACGGGTCATCTGACCCGACAGGTCGGATATCCGTCCGATCGGCGCGGACGTATTGTTGGCCAGCCCCTGATCCAGACCGCTCATCACATGGCCTCCGATTTCGGCAAACACGCGCGAGGGGGAGTGGATGCCCAGCAGCTTGCGCAGTCCTGCCGGCAGCATTGTGCCAATCTTCGAAACTATCGCGGTCAGATTGGGAAAGGCCGCCGTAATGCCGGCGACCAGGCCATCGATCAGATGGCGGCCGATCGCCGCGAAATCGAGCGAGCGCAGATAGGAGAGGACGGGCAGGAATGCCCGGATCATCAGCCCGAGCGGCGTGAAGTTCAGAAAGGCATCGACCAGGGCGCCGATCGCGGCGACCGTGTTGCTGCGGATCGATTCCCACAGGCCGGCGAGCCAGCCCACCATGGCGCCCCAATTATCATAGATGACATAGACCAGGGCGGCGAGGGCGGCGATGGCCGCGACGATCAACAGCAATGGCCCCAAGGCGATGCCCAGCGGTGCAGCAGCGGCAGTGAGGGCGGCGAAGGCCAGCGCCAGGCCGCCCAGGATGATGAGCAGGCCCGACCCGACGCCCATGAAGATCATCACCGCCTTGGTGATGCCGGGATGTTCCTGTGCCCAGTGGCGCAGGCCGCTAGCGGCCCATTGCACCAGCTTCGCCAGCTTCACGACGGTCGGCAGAAGCGCCTTACCCATGGTGATGTTGAGGCCCGACAGGGCGTTTGTGGCAAGGCCGGTCGCGCCCTCCGTCACCCCGATGCGGTTGAGGAATTCCGCCTGCATCGATCCGGCATAGCGGCTTTCATCGCCGACCAGCGCCAGGCGGTTCTTGAGGCCGTCGAGATTGGTCAGCATCGGCGCGATGGCGGCGACGCTTTCCGAGCCGAACAACTGGGTCAGCAGGCCCGACTGCTGATCTGCGTCCAGCTTGCCGATGCGGGTCATGACATCGACGATCGCGCCGGCGGCATCGGTCTGCATCCGCTTGGCGACGTCGGTGGCCGACAGGCCCAGCGCCTTGAACGCGCCCTGCTGGCTTTTCGTCGCAGCTTCGCCCTTGGTCAGGGCCAGCATCGTGTTCTTGATGCCGGTGGCGGCGACTTCGCTAGGCACGCCGATTGAATCGAGCGTGGAGCCGAGCGCCGCGATCTGCGGCGCCGCGAGGCCCGCGACCTTGCCCAGCGGGCCGATGCGGGTGATGATGTCGGTGACATTGGCCGCCTTGCCGCCGAAGGTGTTGGTCAGCGCATTGACGCGGTCGCCCAGCGCGCGGACGCCGTCCTGGGGCAGTTCGAAGGCGGTGCGCCATTTGGCCATGGTTTCGCCGGCGACATCGGCCGTCATGTCGAACGCCACGCCCATCTTCGCCGCGTCGGCGGTGAATTCCTGCAGCTGCTGGCGCTGGTCCGCCAAGGGCCGGCCCATCTTGTCCATGCCCACACCAGCGGCGCCGGCAGCTGCGGCGATCTGGGCCAGGCCCTCCGCCGGCACAGGGATCGTCTCGCTCATGTCGAGGAAGTCGGTGGACATCTGCTCGATCTGGGGCCGGGTCATGTTGGTGACCTTGGACACGTCGGCCATGGCGCTTTCCATCGTCATCGCCTGCTTGGTGGCCGCGACAACGGGCAGGCCGGCGGCGGTGCCGGCGGCGATCATGCCCAGGCCCGCACCGGTCGCCTTGGTGCTGATGTCGTTCAGCTTTTGCGTATTGCGATTGGCCTGGTTCAGCTTCTCGACGGTCGCGGTCTGCTGCTTGAGGGCCTTGTTCGCATCATAGACCCGGCCCGACAGCCGATCCTCATGGGCGGCGAGGTCGGCGACGTCGATGCCGGCGGCCTCCAGCTGGCGCTGCAGCTGCTGCAATTCCTTGCCGCCTGCATCGACCCGGTCGGTCAGCATGCTCGCCTGGCGCTGCGCCTTTTCAAACTCGGTGCGCAGCTTCTTGGTCGGGGCCTCCGTCGCCTCCAGTTCGTGGCGCAGCTGCGCAACGCGGACCTGTGTCTGCTGCAGCTGCTGATGATCGGATGCGAAGCGCCCTTCGGCCGCCTTGTAGCCGCCCACCTGTTTCTGCAGGGCGTCGAGCGCCTTCAGCTGCTTCTGGGTTTCGGCCAGGTCGCGGCGGGCGCCGGATGACGCATTGGTGATGGACTTGAGGGGCGCGGTGACGCGGTCCAGCCCCTCAAGGATCAGCTGCATGCGCAGATTACGGTCGGCCATTCTTCTTTTTCCCGGTTTCGGGCGGCTTGGCCCGTTTCGCAGCCTGTTCGCGCCAGCCCATCAGTTCGGGCAGCGTCATCGGGTCCATGACGTCGGGCGACCAATGGAAGATGATCGCCACATCCGCCATCGCATCATCTACTGAGCGAGGGCATCCGCACGATGCGACTTCTGCAGCAAAAAACCGCCGATTTCCGTGCCGATCGCGAGCAGGTCGGCGGTGTCGAGATTGGCGACATCGACTTCGGTGATGGTCGGGATGGCGATGCGCGGAACGATCTTGATCAGGGCATCGACCTTGAGCTGGCCCAGATCGACCAGGGTAAGGCCGCGCAGTTCGCCCGATCGGGGCTTACGCAGCTGCAGCGTGTCGATCGTGGTGTCGCCCTTGATGATGTGGGTGTCGAGGGTGACGGTGCGGAAGATGGGGCCGGTGTCGTTGTCATTCATGGTGAAAGCCTATGCGTGAGGGGGAGGGCGGCCCGGCGCATGGCCGGGCCGGGGGATTAGAAGATGCCGATGGCGTTGCGGATGGCGGCGCGGCGATCGACGCCATCGACAATCTCGATGCCGGCCAGGACGTCGATTTCGATTTCGGTTCGGCCGTTCCAGACCAGCTTGTAATAGACCAGGCCCGAGGTGACGGAGAATTCCCCGGCCTCGCCGACTTCTTGGTCGCCGAATTCGATTTCCTTGTGACGGCCGCGCACGATCACTTCGACGCTATCGACCGCGCCGCTATCGTCATCCTGATAGGCGCCCGCGAAGCGGAGGTAGACGCCGTTGACGGTGGTGATGCCGAACTGGCGTAGAATGTCGCGCATCGGGCCGCCGAAGGTGGAGGTCATCTCCAGCGCCTCCAGCCCCATGTCCATTTCGGCGACGCCGCCCATGCCGCCGCCGCGCCATTCCTCCATCTTGCGGGTGAGGGGCGGCAGGGTGACGGTCTTGCACTCGCCAATATAGGCAAGGCCTTCGTTGAAGAGCATCATGTCCTTGAGGGTGCGGGCCATGCCCATGGCGATAATCCTTTGATCGAGAGGGAGAGAAAAGGCGCGCGCGGGCGTCAGCCGGCCTCAGTCAGCTGGGCGGCGAAGTCGGCGAAATATTCGTCCGTGATTTCCTGATAGAAACCGAGATCCTCCAGCGGCGGCGGGACGGTATATTTGTAGCGGATCACCAGCTTGCCGGCCTTGAGGCTGTCCACCGGATTGGCGGTTTCGTCATACCAGGCCTCAAAACCCAGCACGACGCCGGCGGCCTTGAGATTGCGCCCCAGGCCGTTGATGGTTTCGATGATGTCCTTGGCCAGGCTGGGCGTCAGCGGCTTGTCCATCGCCCAGTCCATGCCCTTAGCGACCGTGTCCGCCAGCAGCTGGGCAACGCGCACGCCGCTTTCGAAGACGAACTGGGGATCATCCGAACAGGTGCGGTTGCCCCAGAAATAGAAGCCGCTGCTCTTGCGGATCAGCGCCGTGATCTGGGCGGCATTGAGCAGGCCGGCATCGGTGTCCTGATCCTCGATATCCCAGTGTATCGGCTGCGACAGGCCGACCACGCCATCGACCGCCACATTGGACAGCGTCTTCTGCGGCCCGGTCTGTTCGTCGATATAGGCGCGCAGGCCCATGGCGTGCGCGGCTGCGAAGCTGGTCACATTGGCGCTGGCGTCGGTGTCCCAAGCGATAAAGTCGGGCATCAGCAGCATCAGTTCGCGCTGGCTGAAATTGGCGCGGTAGAGGGTGGCGGCCGCGACTGTCGCGCCGATCGCGCGAGCATAGGCAAAGGCGCGCAGCTTCTTGGCCACCACGGCGAGCGCAGTGGTCACCGCTTGCGTCTCCAGCCCCGGCGTGCCCAGGATGCGCGGGATCACGCCGACGTCGGCCGATGCCGACAGCAGGGCCTGCATGCCGGTGCGCATGCCTTCGGCCGTGACGGTGCCGATGACATTGCTGGCGGTTTCGGCCGCATCCTCGCCTTCCTCGACGCGGATCAGGACGATGATGGGCCGGGTGATGTCGGCGATGGCGCGCAGCGAGCGGGCCAGCGTGCCTTCCGCGCCGATGTCACCGATCGCCGCTTCGATATCGCTGATCAGGATTGGCTTGTTGAGCGGGTAGACGGCGGGATCGGCATCGGGCGCGGTGCCAACCAGGCCGATAATGGCGGTGCTGACCGCCGTCAGGGTGCGGGCGCCGGTCGATACTTCGGTGACGGTGATGCCATGCTTGAATGCAGTCGTGGCCATGGATGGACCTTTCTTCAGCGGATGAGGGGCAGGAGGATGCGGGAGAGACTGGCGGTGGCGATGTCACCCTTGCGTTCGGCCTCGATCGACAGGGAGGCCGCGCCAGGCCGATCGCCGGCAACCAGCTGCAGCCGGCGCAGGCGGATGCGATCTTCCCAGCGGGACAGGGCGAGGGCGGACGCGGCGAAGATGCGCAGGATGTTGGCGCCGGTCATGGGCTGGTCGACAAGGTCGGGGACCAGCGAGCCATATTCACGGCGGCCGACCAGCGATCCGATGGGCGTGCCGATAATATCGGCCATCGACTGGGCAATATGCTCGATGCCGTCGAGCGTGGCGCCGGTGGTGCGATTCATGCCCGCCATCAAACGGGCGCCCCGGATTCGGCGCTGCCGGCCTGCACCTGGCCATGCTTGTGCGATTTGAGGCTGATCCCGCCGCCCAGGACATCGGTGTCCGCCGTGACGGTGCCGGTGACATGCAGATCGCCGTCGATCGTCGCATTGCCTTTGATGACGGTGTCGCCGGTGATCGTGACGCCGCCGGTTGCGTCGATCGCCACGGTTCCGCCGGCGGGCAGGGTTGCGGTCAGCGCATGGGCCGCGTGATCATAGGCGATGATCGCGCCATCGGGATATTCGGTCAGGCTAACATTGGGATCAGCCGATGGGGCAGGGCAGGCGTCGGAATAGAGGCCGACGATGGCCATGGCGGCCGCCAGATCGCCTTCCGGCGCGAGGATCAGGCATTGTTCGCCGATGCTGGGTGGCGACCAGGCACGGACATTGCCGGCGCGCTGGGCAATCCACGGGATATCGCCGGTGACGATGTCGCCGCTTTGCGCCGTGCAGGTGGCATTGGCCAAATCGAGCGATGCGATCGTGCCCAGGCGAAGCACTTCGCCAGCTGCAGCTTCGGGATCAGAAAAACGCGCCATGGCGGCGACCATGACGCGGAGTAGAAAGGCGCGCGCCGGCCGGCATATGGAGAGGCTGCCTCTCCATATGCCGACCCTGCTATTTCAAAAGCCGCCCGGCACGAGACGACCAGAACTTGCCTTGAGACGCGCCAATTGCGTTAGCTAGAAGCGGACGCTAACCTGATATCATGACCGCTCAGCGTTTCACGATCATGTGCGAATTTGATGGCGGAACATATCTGTCGCAAGTTCATGCTACCGACGAAGAGCAAGCGCTCATTGCGTGGAGTGAGGTTCTCCGGCGCGAGAAGCCGATGGGGGGAGATGCCCTCTTAATCGCCTGCGAGGCAGCCGCACAAAAGGATGACCTTACGGCTGTCGAAAGTCTATCCGGCGTATGGTGTTGGAGTGGAATGGTGGAAAGCCGCCTGATCCTGACGCACATGGTGCGCTCAGCATAACTCGGCTGGTGACGACCATTTGTGGCTTTCAAATGCACCTGCGGCAATCACTTGAAGCAGACCTGAATTGCATGTGCTATCGCATGCGCAAATCAACTCCGGAGGCACGAGTGGAATTCCCCAAGGGTCATACAGATCTTTATCTCATTGAGATCGGTGAACTTGAAAATGGACTCCGAATCGTCGTCGCGGAGGGAATTTTGGGTGCGCCTTCGCCGATAAATTTTGACGATATCGATCTTGGTCAAGGCCGCCCCATCGAGATCACAGAACAAAGCCGCAAATTTGAGCTTATTTGGGATGAATACGTAGCATATGTGGTTCGAAGCGAAAGCTATTGGCAAGCGGAGGAAAACCAACCTCCTGTAAAAGATCAACTTGAAAGGCGGTATAACTCAGCCTTTCTTGATTTTTTGTCGAAAACCACATTTGCGAATGACGACTATCCAGGTCCGCTTCAGCACTGGTCGCTGAATACATTGAACCACTGCGTTGACGTAGTAAGCACCCAACCTCCACACATCAAATTGATAACGGCTGAAGGCAGCTAACGCCTCTAAACAGCTGAAAGCAGACCGTCCTCTCTCCACCCATCCAAGACGTTCTGAGCGGATCAGCCGTCCCACAGGTCATAACGATCATTGATCATCGCCTCGATCGTGTCGCGCAGGCTAGTGTTGATGTGGAGCGCAGTGTTGAGCACGAAGATTTCGGCGATGTCGCCGCCATCCAAGCCCCCTTCAATCGCGCTGCCGGTCGCGTTGACGCCGCCGATATGCAGGTCGGGTGAAGTGTTGAAGACGTCGGTCCCTGCCGGGCTGCTGATCCCGTTGAACACGGTGCCGCCATCGATCCGCAGGCCCAGACGATTGACGTTGGCGGGATCATGCGACCCGATGATGCACATCGGGCCGGCTGCATAGAAGCGGCCCGCGTTGGTGGCAATCAGCGACTGCGGGCCGCTATTGACCGCATATTCATGGGTCAGGCCGACGCGGCCGTCGCCCGCTCCTTCGGTGTGCCAGAGCATCGTCTTGTTGGTGGTGCCGGCCTTCGTCGCGCCGGCGAGGAACGCGTTGTCGTTCGGCCCGGCGCGGCCGACGATGACCATCGAATAGGAACTGTCGACCGGGAACAGCCCCGGCCCATAAAGCTGGGTCGCGGCCGAGAAGATCAGTGCTTCCTTGCCATTATAGGCGTCGAGCGTCTGCCGTGCGGGCATGGCGTCGCGCTCGATCAGTAGCTGGGCACCGGTCTTCCAGCAGGCCCAGCCATCGGCACTGAGGCCCTGGCTGGCGCGCCACCAGTGCAGGACGCTGCCGCTTTCGAGCAAAGCGACCTCCAATGCCGTCGGGAGTTCAAGCACGGGCAGGCCCGCGCTCTCGGGGTTGATGACGGGACGGCGGGTGACGACGGTCATGGCATTTACCTCTGATCAGATGGTGAAGCGGGCGCGCAGATAGCGGGCCATAAACCGGGCCTGCAGCTTGTGGCCCAGTTCATTGAGATGGACACCGCCAAAGCGGAAGGCGAGCGGCGTGCGCCCGGCGGCGACCGTGTCGATGTCGTCGCTGGTGGTGACGAAGCCTGGCTGGACCAGGGCGGCGTCGGCCAGCGCGCGCGGGCTGGCGAGATAGGCGCGCACCGGACAATAGGCGCGGCCATATTCCTGGCGCAGCATCGCCTCCAGCGCGAGGATGAAGGTCATGTTGCCCGCCGGTTCGCCGGAGCCGCGATCGAGGACACCCCAGACGGTGAAGCCGCCCCGACATGCGCTGGTGAGAGCGCGATAATGGGCCTTCATGTCGTCGAGCGCCGTGGCGCCGCCGGTGACCGGCTCATCATTGATGCCCATGCCGATAAGCGCATGGGCCGCCAGTTCATCGCGCCCAGTGATGGAGATGAGATCGACGGTCGCCGCGGCTTTGGCGGTGCCGGGATTTATGCGGGTGAAGGTGAAGCTGGTCCCATCGGCACGGGCGAGCGTGCCGCGAATGCGCGACCCGTCGTCGGTCATGACATCCCACAGACCGCCATAGGTGTAGCTGGACAGGAAATCGGCAATGCTGCTGGCATTGAGCGACACCGCGCCGCTGGCCGGGATCAGGCCGCCCGCCACGGTCAGGGTCGGGACATAGCCGCCGGCGCGCGCCGTGATCCGGGCGGCCGTCTGGCCATTGGCGCCCCGGTTCCAGATCGGGATGCCCAGCTGGGCGCCGAGCAGCGTGGTCCAGCGCATCGGATTGCGCGCGGTCAGTTCATCGCCATAGGTGGTGCTGTCACCATAAGCGACGGCGCACAGAAGCTGGCCGCTATTGCCGACCGGCAGGATTTCTCCGCCGCGCGCTTCGAACCGGATGCCCCAGCGATCGACGCCGACGACAAAGCGCTGGTCCGCGTCCAGGGTCAGTTCGCGCCAGTCGCCGATGGCATGCGGATAAGACCAAGGCCGTTCGGCCAGCTGGGCGATGGCATGGCTCTTGGCCGCCCATTCGCTGTTGTCGCTCTTGCGGCCCGACGAGAAGCGGTCGTCGGCATCAAGCTCGATATCTTCCCATTCGGCGAGGTTGGTGACGACGGGATGGCCGGTGGCCGCCTCGATCGGCGCGACGCGGGCATTGACCGCCGCGATTTGCGTGCCCGTCGCGAACAGCGAAGCCGGCGCTTTCTTGGTCGCCTGGCCATCCTCGACGATGATGGTTTCGTCGCCGGTAAGTTCGCCCTCGAACGGCGGCAATTGCTGGATGAGCGGCATGGTTACTCCGAGGGCCAGAGGGGATGAGTGGCGATGTCGAGCGCGGCGAGGTTGGCGGCCGAGAGGCCGGCAATCTTCGTCTCGATCGCGTTCGAGGCTGCGCGCACGCCGTCGATCGCGGCGAAGCGCGCGGCGGCGTCCGCCGGTTGCGGGTCGGCGCGGCTGTCGTTCAGCTGCTGCCAGAGTGGCGAAATGGCTTCGATCCGGCGCGCTGCCTCGCGCTTGGTGCGGGCGACGGCGCGGGCGCGCTGCTGGGCCAGCGTCACGCGGGGGACGGGCGCCAGGCAGGGGCGGCCATCATCGTCGCAGGCGATCGCACGGCCCTGGCTTTGGCCCTCGATCAGGGCGCGATGCTCTTCGGCAGTGATGGCAACGGCATCCGCCGGCATGGCCTCGCCATGCAGGGCGGGGGTGAAGAAGGCGCGGACGCTGGGGGAGAAGAAGATATCCATATCAATATCCCAATGCGATCCAGTCGAAGCCATCGGCCCGATTGTCGTTGTCGTCGCTGGCCTGGAAGAAGACGTTGAAGCCGGTCTGTGTGCGCTCGCGCATCTGCACGAACAGGTCGCGCACGTTGCTGTCGGCGGCGATGTAGGAGATCGGCCCGACCCAGAGGCAGGCGTTCGGGAAGGCGACCGGGAAGACGATCGGCGCGGCCAGTTCCGTCGTGACCAGGGCGCGCATGGCACCGGTCATCACGATGATCGGGGTTCCGGGAATGCGGAACAGGGCATTGCCGGCGTCCCATCCGCCCAATTGGGTCAGCGCGCCGATCAGACCCTGCGGTGTCACCGCCTTGCTGGCGATAAGCCCGGCGGCGGTTTCCGCAGCGCTGGCAGCATCGACGCCCAGCACCCGATTGGCCGATAGATCGCCGCCGCCGCCGACCAGGCCGGCGCCGGTGATGGTGCGAGCGGTGAGTGCCGCCAGCAGCGCGTCGAAGCCATCGGCCATGGCAGCCAGGTCCGCGTCGAACTCGATCGTCAGCGCGGTGCGCAGCGCATCCAGCAGGCGCCTCGCCTTCTTGGGCGAGATGATGCGGCTGTCGTCAGTGCCGGCGTCGGCCTCCGCATCGGTGGCGATTTCCGCGACGCCCTTCACCGTCTCGCTGGCGGGCGGCATCAGGAAGCTGGTGTCGCCAAAGACGATCTCGCCGGCGATGCCATTGGTGAAACCAAGGTCCAGAGCGAGCAGGAAGAAGGAGATCGACACTTTGCGAAAGAGGGGCGTGGGCTGGCTGTAGACGGCGAAGAGGGTGCCGTCCGACAGATAGAGGCCCAGTCCGCGCAGTTCATATGCGTCGGTGCTGTTGTCCTGGGCGGTCATGTGGATGAGCGTTTCGCTCACTACCTGGCCCGCGACCGCGTCGATCCGTTTGAGTTCTCCGGGCAGATTGGTGATGGTCGGCGCCATGGTGAAGGCGTTGGTGGTGATGCCGAGCGACGCGACACGGATCGGGTCCGTGCCGCCCGCCTGGGCATTGACCAGCGCGTCGAGGCCCGCGCTGGTGATCATGAAGAGGATCGGGTCCATCAGAAATCTCTCGCGCTATCAGAAGACGTTGAGACCGCGCCGGGCGCCGATGACCTTTGCCCGCTTATACATGGCGGTCAGTTCCTCGACCGACTTGCTGCCCAGGCAGGCGAACGCGCGCCCACTGCGGATCGGGATGTCATCGAAATTGGCGGCATTGTAATGGACGTTGCCGATCGACAGCTTGCGCTGGAGCGTCGAGAGGGTTTTGACGCCAACACCGCTGCTGCTGAGCGGCGCCGACGCACCGACGAACAGGGTGTGCTGGGTTTCGGTCGGCGCCGACGCATTGCCGGTCAGCTTTGAGGTGACCGCCACGAAAAGGAAGATCGAGGTGGACGTGTCGGAAAAGCCCTGCGCGACAAGGTTCGCAAGGGTGGCCGCCGTGATGTTCGACGCATAGCCGCGCACATTGAGGCTGATGCCCCGGCCCGGCGTCGCGTAGAGATATTCGCCACCCTCTGCCGCCGTCTGCGAAGCGGAGCCGGCGAACATGTGATAGGCTGTGGTAGGCGCCGGTGGTTCAAGCAGGAAGAGGCCGCCATAGGTCCACTCGCGCGCATCCGCGACCGGCGTCAGCAGGCCGTTCTTACCGCCGGCAGCGATATGGAGATATTTGCCGGCGGCATTGTCCTGCAGCGACACGGTCTTGCCGGTAGTGTCCAGCTGCACGGGGACGTTTTGCGATACCAGGCTTTGATCTGCTGGAAGATCCCATGACGCAAAGCTGAAGTCGCACACCATCCCCTTCTCGAGGAACTCAGGTGGCTTCCTGTTGGCGAGGCGCAGGGCATGATAATCGAGCTGCGGCCCGGTGCCGTCCGATACGGCGCCGGAGACTTGGGCAAACGCCATGTCAGTTGTCCTTCTTGATGGTGACGCGGTAGCGGCAGTGCGGCCCCCAGGGCACGGCGGTGCTGGTGACCTGGCCCTCGAACCAATCGGGGTAGATTTTGCGGCGATCGGTGCGGCTGTTGATGGAGATGTTGCGGCCGCGATCGGTCTCGCCCGGAGGATCGAAGGTCCAACCGTCGAGCGCCTCCCATTCGGCCGAATAGGCATCGCCCCAGGCCTTGAAGCGATCGGACGCGGTGTAGATATCGACGAAGCTGGCCGAGACGTCTTCGAGCGCATAGAGCGGGGACCGCGCCGCCGTGTGGACCGCGTCATAGCCGCGCGTGCCCCAGCCCAGGCAGATCATGCCGAAATAGGCGTTCGCGACTTTGAAGCCCTCGACCACATGATCGATATGGCTCCATTGTTCCCACCAACCGTCTGACGTGAGCCTGACCCGCTTGGTGTGCGACATGATGTGCGCGCCATTATAGACCGGAATATCGGGATCATTGCCGGGGTCGAACATGTCGCTGGTCTGGATCAGTTCGATATAGCTGACCTCGAAGCGACCGGTCGCAGTGGTCGGGTCCAGCACCTCCGTGTTGAGCAAGAGCCGGCTGAAAGTCTGAACCTCATTGCCATGGGCCTTGCCGCCGATATGGTCCGGCTTGTTTTTCTTGGTGTCGTCCGTTCGCCGAAAGAGGATCGCGACGTCATTCTCGCCGTCGAAGCAGATTTCCTGCACCACGCTATAGCCCGAGGCGCTTCGCACCACATGATGGCAAGCGCCGATGCGCCAGACGTTGCACCGCATCGCCGTGTTGACCGCATGGTCCAGTGCCCAGCGGACATAGGTGGCATCAAACTGGCGGACATAGAGATAGATCAGCGTCGGGCTGACTATCTCCGCCTCCATCTGCGGCATCGGCGTGGCGGCCGCGATAGGCAGATAGATCGCGCCGGTTGCCTTGTAGGTCGCGAAGCGCGGGCGAAGGTCGAAATACCAGCTTTCGACATCGAGATCGGCCGTCTCGGTCTGAAGCCAGATATTGTCGTATCGGCCATCGGCGTGCCAGGGCAGGTTGCTGTCTTCCCAGATGCCGGTGCGATAGCGCAGATCGAAATAGGCCCGATCCGGCTGCATGGTCCGCGCACCGATCCGCACCGCCGGCAGGTCCGCCGCCTCGAAGGTTCGTTCCGTGACTGGCGCCAGCGCAACGGAGAGCAGATTGTCTCCTTTCGCGCGGTCAGCCTGCACCCCGCGCACAAAGGCCGCAGAAGGTATGTCGGTGACGATGGTCGAGGCATCGGCGCCGTTCTTGGTCGCCACATAGACCGACAGGCCATCGGCCGAGAGGTAGCGGAACTGGGCATCGACGGCGACGGCCGCGCGCCCGGCCTCGACACTCGCATAGATCGGTCCGGCCGCAACGGCAGCCGCAGCGGCCGCCTGCGCCTGCGTCCGCGCCAGTTCGGCGCTCTGCCGTTCGACCGTGGCCTGGCCGACATTCTGTTGCGAGGCGATGCGCGACGCATCCGCCGCGCCCGCTGATGCCGCCGCCGCTTCCGCATAGGGCCGCGCGCCTTCCGCGCCGATATCCGGGTCGCTCTTGACCACCTCAGCGATATGGCTGGTCAGCTGCGACGTCTTGATCCGGATGTCAGCGCCGCCCTGGACGCCGGCCCAAAATTCTTCGCCATCCAATTCGGACGCTTCGACCAGGTCAGACGCCTTGCGGTCGAGCAGGCCCGATGTGATGTCGGCCATAGTCAATTCTCCAGCATGAGCCTGCCGCCGCTCTCCAGCAGGCGGGAGCCGCCCGTTTCGAGGCCCAGCAGGGAAGCGATGATCAGGAAGCTGCCGTCGAGGGCGAGGATCGGCTCGCCATCCTTGGTCTGCAGAAAGGTCGACCAGGCCGGATTGAGGGCGCTGGTCTGATCGGCTTGAGCGTCGAGGCGGGTTAGGCCGCCGGCCTTGGCAGCGGACAAAAGCCAGGTCCGGGCTTCTGCACGAAGGCGATAGGCCACCTGCATTTGCGACCGCGCGGGCTTCACCTGGGCGATGTCCCGCAAAATCTGGCTGATCAGTTCTTCGTCATAGACGATGTCGCTGATCGCGAGCAGCGGCAGTTCCAGGCGGAAATGGTGGGGATCAAGCGTCTCGCGGTCCTCATGCCATTCGACAATCTTGATCAGGGCATCGAACCGATCGAGCGCGGTGCGCAGCGTGCCGCGCGTGCCCTTGCGCCGCTGGAAGGCGATGGCGTCGGCGACGGCCGCGCGTTTCATCGCTTCGGACCAGCTGGCATCCCAGATATCGACGGACAGGCCCCAGGCGAGCCAGGGAAGGTGCGAGGCCGGGCACTGAGCCGGCGACCAGAGTTTGCGCAGTTCGACCGGCAGGTCGAGCATGTCGGCCGTGACGCGCTCCAGCGCCTTCTGCAGGGGCGTCGAGCGCGGCGGCAGGATGGAAACGGCGCTCATTCTCCCGTGCCCGCGTGGTTGATGGTGATGCCGGTGCAGTAGGGCGCCTGCGACTGATCCAGGACGATGTCCGCCGCCGGCGACGCCAGCGCCACATTCTGCACACCTTCGACATGCAGCGCCGCGATGATGCCGGATCGCGTGATGTCGCGGCCCAGGCGATGGCTGTCGGCAATATAGGCGTCCAGCTTCGCGCGCGCGGCAGCCAGCACAACGCTGGCATCGGGGCCACGAAAGGTCGTCACGGCGGCGGCGATGTCGAAGGTCACGATTTCGGCCGATCGCACCGTGACATAGTCGGTCAGCGGCCGAACACTGTCATCGTCCAGATGGGCTTCGACGCGGGCGGAGAGGTCTGCAGCGGCTTCGCCATTACCTGAGCGCGACAGGATGGAAACGATGACAGTGCCAGGCCAGATCGCGGCATCGAGCGCCGCCGCCATGGCGGTGCGCAGGTCGGTCGAGGCGTCATGATCGGCCAGCACCGACTGCACCAGCTGGCGGATGCTGTCGGGCTTGGGCGACATGGCGCTGGCGTCCAGTACGTCCGCATCGGCCGTGAGCGCATGGAAGATATAGGCGCCGACCGGCCCCGCCACTGTGTAGCCTTCGGGCGCCATGACCATGCGCCGGCGGAAATCGGCATCGCTTTCCATCACGGCCGCCGCGCCGGTGGCATCGTTGGCCGGGGTGATGGTGAGACGGGGAATGCCGAAGACGGCCGCCAGATTGTCGAGGTCGGCGCCGACCGCATGGGCGGGCATCACGGCGCGGGCGGCATCGTTGATACGCTGGCGCAGCATCTGCACGAAATAGGACAGCACCAGCAGCTGCTTGGTTGCCGGATCGCTTTCACGGCTGACGAAATCGGGCATCAGGGTCTGCATGCGCGCGACGGCGGCATCCATGATGGTTTCGAAATCGAGCAGTTCGACCACGTCGGGCGAGGGAAGGCGCGACAGATCGACAGCGGTGAAGGTTGCATCGGCCATGAAGCCCATGTCGTTGAGACATCGGGCGCATGGCCATGGGGCGCATATGGAGAGGCCGCCTCTCCATATGACCGATTCTAGAATGGGGCTATATCAGCACACTTTCGTTGCGCGATGGACGAGATAATTTAGATGTAGTCCGAAGTTATTTAGCTCTATTCGCACCAATTTGCGGGGTCCCCAGATGACAGAGCCGCTTCGTGAAAATGACCGCCTAATTAAACTTACTGCGGAAATTGTGGCGGGATATGTCCGTAACAATACGGTATCGATCAAGGACATGGCATCTCTGATCGAGAATGTGCATGGCGCATTGATGAAATTACCCATTCCAATTAAAACTATACCGCGTATCTTAAAGCCTGCTCCTCCGATCAAGCCAGTGCAACCAGCGGTGCCGATAAGCGAGTCAATGAACCGAGACTGGCTTATTTGTCTGGAAGATGGGAAGACGACCAAACGGTTGCGTCCTTATCTGATGAGATGGTTTCAGATGACGCCTGACGAGTATCGGGCCAAATGGGGTCTCCCAGATGATTACCCAATGATCGTGGAGAGCAAACGCGCGGCGCGAAAGCAGACGCGGGATGGGGCCGGCCCAGTGGATCGCCCGAAGCAAGCTAAAGAAGCTGCTGTTCCGAAAAGCTTTAGTCCCACGGCGAAAACCAAGAAGGCGCGCGGATCGGCGTCAGGAATATAGCTCGTTGCCTAGTTCACTGGCTTGCAGTGGCCATCAGGCGTCGATCAAATGACCGTAGAGCAGGTCCAGCATATGTTCGCGATCGGCGGCATCGGCGCCGATCAGTTCACGCCGAGGATAGCCCATCGCCTGGGCGCGCGGGGACGGCTTATCGCGCAGGCCATAATGGTGGATCGAGGCGATCGCCGATGCCTTTCCCGAGAAGCCGACCCAGAAACCGCGATCATCGGCCTGGCTGCGCAGATATTTGCCTGAGGCAAGGCGGCGGAACATGGCTTTGCGCCGCAAGCCGCCACGTCGGCGCAGCGTGCCGCCAGTGCGGTTGCGATGTTCTTGCGGCACCGGCAGCCATTTGATCACCTTGGAAAATTCAAAGGATCGGATCGCGCCCGCCTCGATATCGAAGCCGGTCATCATCCGGTTGCTGCCCCAGGTGAAGCTTTTCATGATCACGCGGCGCGGCGAACCGCCGCCGCCCGAGGGATAAAGGAAGCAGGTCGCGCCGCGCCCGGTGACCGGCTGCGCCTTCGTCTTGCGCGGTTCGAATGCCGCGCCGGCAGGATCACGCTGGGCAGCGACGCGCGCCCGGTTGGCCTGAGCAAGATCGCGGCCCATGCGGCGCAGGATCATGCGGCGCTGTGACGCGCCCAGGCTGCGCAGCAGCGAACCGGCAAGCCGCTCCAGTTCCTCCAAATCATCGCTCACGGCGCGATATCCTCGCCATTGGCGACGATCGAGGCGAACGAGGCAGTGACGCCGGCGAAGCTATCGACCAGGCCGACTTCCGGCGTATGCTGGATGTCATAGCCAGTGCCGGCCTGGTTGGGCGTCACCACCACAGCTTCGGTAAGGTCGATCGAGATCAGCACGTCGGACAGATCGCCGTCGAGCAACTCGCATTCGAAGCCGAAAGGCTGGCTGTCGTCGCGGCGCAGCAGCTGTGGCTGTTCCTTCTCGATCCAGGCGAGCAGCGGCACGATGATGTGATCAGCGTTGCCGGCAAATTCCCAAAGGCCGACCTTCAAGGTGTAGCGATAGGTGAAGGAGAGCGTGCGCGATCGGCGTGCCTCCACCTGGCCGCCCTCAATCCAGACATGCAGCCGATCGGGATGTGTCTTATATTCGGGCAGATAGGCGGTCAGCCATTGCCGCAGACTGTCGGCCTTGCGCATGGGTCAGCGCCCCGCGCAGGCGCCGGCGCGCACCTGGCCCTGCAGTTCGACCAGCGTCGCGCGAATCTGGCCGGCGACATCGTAGAGCGCGGCCAGGCTGCCATGGCATTGGCCGCCGGTCATTTCACCGCTGGGGCTGCGCTGGACCATCGGCAGGCGCGGCGGCGGCGCCAGCAGCGAGGGCGACAGGTTCGCCGTTGGCCGTGGCGGCGGCGCGGTCGAGCAGGCCGACGCCATCAGCATCAAGGCAGACATTGCGATAGACCGGCCGATCAATGACCTTCTGGCTTTCATGGTAGATTTCCCTGACTGCGCCCTGCCGGGCATATTCGGCGGCCTGGTGCTGCTGCGCGGACGCATCGATCTGCGCCTGCAGCTTGGCCCTTTCGGCCTCGCGGGCATCGTCCGCGCGCTTCTGCGTTGCCTGTTCCTGAGCGCTGCCGACATGGACGCCATAGGCGAAGCCGGCGATGCCGATCAGACAGGCGGCGAGGGCGGCGCGCGATCGGGCGATCGTCATGCGCGACCCGTCCGCATCATGTCGGACAGGCGCGATGCGCGTTTCCCGACCTGGCCAGCCCATTTGGATTTGAGCATGTTCGTGGCCGCATCGCTGTAGCGTCCGGCCTTGATCATCGCGAGGGTGTTGACGAAGCCCAGCAGGCCCGTGATGCCCAGATTGAAGCACATGTTGACCAGAACACGCTGGCGCACTGCATCGATCGCGCGCCACCAGGACAGACGACGATCCAGATCAGCTTCGCAGCGGCGAACGTCATTGTCGAGCAACGCACGGGATTGCTCGCGGGTAATGCCCGACGCGACGCAGCTGGCAACCGTGATGCCAAGCCGGGTGGTTTCGCTTGCGCTGATACCGACATCGTCAAGATTGCGGCCAACGCCGATCGTGCGGCGATTGGCGGTGCAGCGATAGACTTTCAGGCGCTCGCCTTCATCACGGACCAGTTCGGTGATGAGGGCAGCGCGATCGAACATGCTCATGGATCAGTCCCCCTTGGGCAGATAGCGGTCAGCCAGGCGCGCGGGCAGGCCGGCGAGAATGTCGGAGACGGCGCGCAGGACGCGCGGGGTCGCGTCGAAGGCGACAAGGGCGATGGCGAAGGCGATCGACTGGGCGACAAAGCCATTCCAGCCCGTCACGGCGATGATTCCGATCGTCGCGTAATAGCTGACGGTCGAGCCGACCACCCATTGCACGAAGCGCTGATGGAGCGGCAGGGCCGGTTTCCATGCCTGGGCGACGGCCGAGCCGATCAGCGAGGGGGTGAGCGACCCGACAAGGTCGGCGCCGGTTTCAAATAAGGTGCGCAGGTCCATGGATCAGTCCCAAAGTTGCGTGATGGTGCGCACGCCGGTGGCGGTGCTGGCGGAGGTTGCCGGGACGGTCACAAGCGTGCCGAGCGGCAGGATGGTGCCAAGATCGGCAAGGCCGGGATTGGCATCGAGAATGCGGGTCAGATGATCGGGGCCAAGCCCGGCATCACGCCACAGCAGCTGGTCGAGCGTATCGCCCTGCCGTGCGGTTAGCTGCTGCGCGCTGGCCATCAGATGAGGTCCACGATGGTGCGACCGATCCCCTTGAGGTCGCGCAGGGCGTGCTGGGCATCGCGGCGCAGTTCGCCGATCGAGCCTTCCAGTTCGCTCGCCTGGTTTGCGCCGGCACTGGTGGTGTCGAAATCGCGATGCCGCTCGATCAGTTCGGCCTTGGCATAGAGGCCGATGGCGCGGCCATAGGCGAGGACGCGAATGCTGATGCCGTCCAGCTGCGGGCCTGGCATATCCTGCAGCCGGGCGTGGCCGGCGGCCTGGGCAGATGATGCGAAGGCGACAAGATCGATGCGCGCGGTCATCATCGCGCCCAGGATTGCGGCGCGTAGGCGCGCGGCCGTGACGCTGGAGGGAACGCGTTGAGCCGCGCGGACAGCAAGCGGATCGATATCGGGGAAGAAGCCATCATTGGTGACGGTTGGTTCATTCTCCGGCGTCGGTTCCAGATCGGCTTCGGGGGGAAGGGCAACGAAACTCATGCCGGCGCCATCGCAAGGCGCGCCAGCTGGCAGGCGGTGGGGAAGGCGATCAACAGCCAGAAGATGAGGCTGATCAGATGGCCATAGGGAAATCCGATCCAGACGAACTGGCGCCAGAAGAGGCGGCGCAGTGGGAGCGGATATTCGCCGATGATGCGGCGAAATATCGTGATCCGCTCGAAGATCAGGCGGATATCAATGGCCATGATGACCATGACGATCGCCAGGACCAGCGCGGTCGCGATCAGAGCAATGATGGGCATCGTCATGTCCTTATCCTGCGCCCCGGCTTACAGGGGTGGGGATCGGGTCCGGTGCGGCCCTGTGGCCCGAAGGCCTTCCCGCATCGCGCGATCCGCCCCTGAGCGCCGGGGGCGAGCTTGTCAGGCGCCGGTGCCCTGATCAGGCGCGGCGCCGCTTTCATCGGTCGGGGCAAGCGCGGCGAGGGTGGCCGCCTGCAGCTTGGCCGCCCGCTTGATCTTGTCCTTCACGCCCACGCGCGCATTCAAACGCTGGGCTTCGTTGAGGCTGGTCAGTGCCGCCTGCAGCCGGGGCAGGGCGGCCGTGGCTTCCATCTCTTCGGCGTCGCGCAGATGCTCGATGCCGATCGCCTTCATCAGCTTGGCCCGGACCTGATCATGCAGGTCGATATGGGCGGTCAGTCCCTCGACACGAACGAGGATGTCGGGCGGGAACGGTTCGCCCAGGCCCTGGACCTTGAGCGCCGCGTCGGCGATTTCCTCGACGATGATGGTCGCAGCGTCGCGCTGATAGCGCGCCGGCATCGCGACATGATGGCGCAGGGCAAATTCGGCCAGGTCCAGCCCGTCATGATATTCGCCAATGTCGATGCACCAGACCATCATGGTCGGCAGGACTTCGGCGGCGAGACCCGTGCCGACGCCGGCATCGGCTTCCAGCAGGCCTTTCACCCAGTCGCGATATTCCGGGATCATCTCCCGCTTCGCCGCGATCTTCATGTCGATCGAGCGGATTTCCTTCAGCCGGCGTAGATCATGGGTGAGGCGCAGCCCGATCTGGCGCGCGGCAATGTCGGCCTGAGAGGGCTTGGCTGCCCCCGCCGGGAGAGTCGTGGCGGGGGCAGCGGCCGCCCCACCATTGGGAGCAGACGCAGCGCTTTGGGCAGCAAGGATGCGTTCCTTGTGACGGCGAGCAAGGCTCATGTGCGTGTCCTGTCAGGTGGGGAGGATAGGGGGGATGGGAAAGCCGGATCAGGCCGGCTTCTTGCCCATTACGATGTTCTGCGCGAAGGCGGTGCGGCCGTAATCCTCGACCACATAGTCTTCGTTGACGCTCTCATAATTCTCGATCTGGTCGAGCGCCGGCTCATCCTTGATCTGGCGGCGGCGGGTTTCCTCCTGCCAATAGATGGAGAGGTTATCGAGGCTGGTGATCAGGATCGCGTCTTCGGGGAAGAAGGGTACGATCACCGCGCGCTTGCCCGCCATCTGCTTGGGCAGGGTCAGGATGCGGTGCGCGGCTTCCCGTTCGGTGGCGGTATCGCCGGCCGCCTGCAGCAGGTTCTGATATTTGTCCTTCACCAGCTTCCAGCCGACGATGACGACCAGGTCGGTATCGCTGCGGTGCCAGGGATCGAGCAGGTCGAGCATGTCGAAGGCAAGCGCGTCGAGGTTGGCGTAGTCGGCATCGGCCGTGTCGATATTGGTGGCGTCCTGGTCGACCACCTCGCCGCCGGCGGCGACATAGATGGCCTTGGTGGCGCCATCGGTAAGGGCGCCATCGTCCAGCACGCGTTCCGGGGCATGGGTGCGGATCTTGTGCAGCCAGCCCTCATTGACGTCCTGCAGCAGCGGATTGGCCGCGATATCGGTTTGCGGCGCGACGGACGTGCCGTTGAAGCCGATCATGATACGGTCGCGGCCCTGCTGTTTCAGGATCACGTCGCGCAGCAGCGTCTGGAATTCGGGGCGATGGCGCCAGGCGTCGAGCTTCGAATAGCGGATCGCATGATCGAAGTTGGTCTGGCGGCAGTGGTAGCCGCCATCATCCGTGGTGTCGGTCGGATCGCCGGGGGTGCGGCGATTGCCGCCGGCGGTGTTGGTGCGGCTTGCCAGCGGACGGGTGACGGTGACGCCGACCTTGTCACCCTGTTGCGCGGGAACACCGACGATGTTGATCTGCTGCAGGAAGTCGCTCGACTCCTGGATTTTCTCTTCCAGCTTCTGTTCGACCACCGGGGCGACGCTGAATTTGACGGTGGCGTCCTCGACGCCGTTCACCAGCGCGATCTGGCTGACATAGGCTTTGAAGAGCTTGCGGGTTTCGTTGCGCATGGATGAAGGGCTCCTGGGGGCGATATCGGGGAAGAGGTGGCTGCGCTGTGCTGATCAGCAGTCGGTGACGATCGCGCCCGCGCCGCCCGAGGCCGGCGGCCGATGGAAGGTCTGGGGCTGGGGCGATCCAGCCAGCTGGGCGCGCAGCGCAGTCATGTCAGACTGGATCGCGGCGACAGCATCATTGGCGGGCTTGGTGGCAGCGGCGATCTGCTTGGCGACGCTGTCGCCAAAGGCAGTGGCGAAGGCCTGGGCATCGAAGCTGTTGTCGTTGGCCGGGGGAGGCGGCGGCGGCGCGGCGGGCTCTTCCTTCTTCTTGAAGAAGGCCATGATGGATTCGCCGATGCTCTTGCCGATCGCGTCGCTGTCGATCGGTGCGGACAGGATATCGATCTGGGTTTCGTGCGCGGTGGTGAAGAGGTTGGGACGCGACTGCGCGGCGAACTTCAGGGGTTCGGTGCCGAGCGACGCGGGCTGATCGGTGACGGCCAGGCCGACCAGATAGGCCTTGCCCTCGCCGGCGAAGTCGGGATGGATTTCGCAGCTGGTGAACAGCTTTTGCCCGGCCTTGTTGATCGCGATCAGCTGATCATTGGCCTCGATTTCGGCATAGAGGCCCAGCAGAACCTTGTTTTCGCCGTTGATGCTGAGCGTCACCTCTTCCGTCTTGAGCGAGGCGACGGTGCCATAGGCGTTGAACGGCTTGTCGGGGCTGTAGCCGGCAATATGCTCGCAATTGATGCGCGCGGCATAGGTGGCCGGGTTATAGCCGGCGGCGCATTGTTCCAGCCATTCGCGCTGGATCACGCGGCCATCGACGGTTGCGCCCTCGACTGCGACGCGGAAAAATTTGCTCTTGGCCATGGTCGGTTCCGGTTCCCGTGGTTGCGGGGCGCGGTGCCCCTGATCATCGGGAGCCAGAAAGGAACCGAAGCGGCTGCATCTCAAGGCGGACCATATGGAGAGGCGGCCTCTCCATATGGAGGGCAGTGCGGTAGCGATGATCGGCGCGGCATGGTCCGCCCCGATGACCAGCCAATCCCCCCAGCCCGGCGCGCCGTCTGTCCTGTGGCAGTATGATCCGCGTCGGCATGCGCGCAGCCTGTACTGGCGCGGATGGGGCGTGACGCAGATCGCGGAGGAATTCGCGCTGCATGGGGTCGTCAACGACAAGGGCGGGCCGATCCCGCGCGCGACGATCGAGGCCTGGAAACAGCGCGACCGGTGGGACGATGCGCCCTCGATCCGCAAAATCGAAGACGGGCTGGAAATCCGGCTGCTGACCCTGATCGCCAAGGAAAGGAAGACGCCCGCCGACTATGTCGAGATGGACGCGTTCAATCGGTCGATCGAGAGCCTGGCCAAGGTCCGCCGCTATGAGGCGCCCGGCGGACATGCCGGCGACCTCAACGACAAGGTCGCCAATCGCAACGCCGGGCCCCGCAAGAAGGCGAAGAAGAACCATTTCACGGCCGAGCAGGCGGAAGAGCTCAAGCGCATCTTCCTCGACGGCCTCTATGATTATCAACATCGCTGGTGGCAGGCCAAGGATCAGCGCACGCGCATGATCCTCAAGTCCCGCCAGATCGGCGCGACCTATTACTTCGCCTTCGAAGCGCTGATCGACGCGATCGAGACGGGCCGAAACCAGATCTTCCTGTCTGCCTCCAAGGCGCAGGCGCACCAGTTCCGATCCTATATCGTCAGCTTCGCCAAGCTGGTCGGCGTGGCACTGACCGGCGACCCGATGCTGATCACGTCGGACCTGCGCCCGCCCGAGGAAGCGGCGGCCGAACTGCATTTCCTGGGCACCAATTTCCGCACCGCCCAGGGCCGGCACGGCAATTTCTATTTCGATGAATTCTTCTGGGTCCACAGCTTCGAGGAGTTGAACAAGGTCGCCTCAGGCATGGCGACGCACAAGAAGTGGCGCAAAACCTACTTCTCGACGCCGTCGAGCGTCGCGCACCCGGCCTATCCCTATTGGACCGGCGATCGGCGCAATCGCCGGCGCAAGAAATCCGAGCAGATCAAGATCGATGTCAGCCATGCCGCGCTGGGGATCGGCAGCGTCGGGCCGGATCGGGTCTGGCGCAACATCGTCAATATCGAGGACGCGCAGGCAGGCGGCTGCGACCTGTTCGATATAGAGGAACTGCGCGACGAATATGCGCCCGACGAATTCGCCAACCTGTTCATGTGCGATTTCGTCGATGACAGCATGTCGGCGTTCAAGTTCAACGACATGATCGCCTGCGGCATCGACAGCCTGGTCGAGTGGAAGGATTTCGATCCCGAAGCCGAGCGCCCCTATGGCCTGCGATCGGTCTGGGCCGGCTATGATCCGCAGGAAAGCGAGACAGGCGATAATGCCGCGCTGGTGATTGCCGCGCCGCCGCTGGAGATTGGCGGGGACTTCCGCATCCTCGAGCGCCACCAGTTGCGCGGGCTCGATTTCGAGCAGCAGGCCGAATTCATCAAGGCCGTGCTGAGCCGCTATCACTGCACCTATCTGGGCATCGACGCCAAGGGCGTGGGCGCCGGCGTCTATCAGCTGCTGGCCAAGCATGGCGCCATGCCCGGCTGCACGGTCGCCAAGATCGAATATTCGCTGGAGCTAAAGGCCCAGATGATCATGAAGGCGCAGAATGTCGTGCGCCGCGGGCGCCTTAAGATCGATACGGCCATGCTCGATATCGTTTCGGCCTTCGTGTCGATCAAGAAGACGCTGACCACCAGCGGCCGCAACGTCACCTTCAAAGCGGGGCGCGGCGGCGAAGACGGCCATGCTGACCTCGCCTGGGCGACCATGCACATCCTCATGAATGAGCCGCTCGACGGCAAGGAAAAGCCCAAGGGCACGATGGAGATCATATGAGCAAGCGCGCACGCAGAATGAACCGCATGGAAGCCCGTGCCGCCGCCGATGGCGCGATCGTAGCCGCCAACGACAATAAGAAGGGGGCATCGATCCAGGCCTTCACCTTCGGCGATCCCGAACCGGTGCTGAGCCGCGCGACGATGCTCGACATGCTGGAATGCTATCATAACCAGCGCTGGTATGAGCCGCCGGTGTCGCTGCATGGCCTGGCGCGCGCCTATCGCGCGTCGCCCCATCATTCGAGCGCGATCATTCTCAAGCGCAACATGCTGGCCGCCAGCCTCGATCCCACGCCCTATCTGACGCGGCGGGAGTTCGCCGTCCTGGTCCAGGACTATCTCGTCCTGGGCAATGCCTATGTGCAGGAGATCCGCAATCGCCTGGGTGGGCTGCTGCGGCTCGATCCGTGCCTGGCCAAATTCACGCGGCGCGGGGTGGCGCCTGGCCATTTCTGGTGGGTGCCGGGGCACGGGCAGGAAGCCGAATTTGAGCCGGGCACGGTGCATCAGCTGATGTCGCCCGACATCAATCAGGAAATCTATGGCCTTCCCGAATATCTGTCGGCCCTGCAGTCAGCTTTGCTCAACGAAAACGCCACCCTGTTCCGCCGGCGCTATTTCGAGAATGGCAGCCATGCCGGCTATATCCTCTATGCGACGGGCGAGTTTGCCGATGGCGATGTCGATTCCATGCGCGAGGCGCTCAAGCGATCGAAGGGGCCGGGCAATTTCCGCAACCTGTTCGTGCATTCGCCTAATGGGAAGGAAAACGGGATCCGCCTGCTGCCGATCGCGGAGGTCGGCGCCAAAGATGATTTTCTGGGTATCAAGAATACGACGCGCGACGACGTCCTTGCCGCCCATCGCGTGCCGCCGCAGCTGCTCGGCATCGTGCCGGCCAACGCCGGCGGCTTCGGTGATGTCACCAAGGCGACCGACGCATTCTTCGAACTGGAGATCGAGCCGCTGCAGGCGGTGTTTTTGGAATTGAACGAGGTTCTGGGCCTTGAGGTCGTGCGCTTCCGTCAGCGGGAGCGCGCCCCTCAGGCCTGATCTATTCCCGAACGGGGATGACCGCGCTACCAATCGGCCACCCTGGCCGCCCCGCTCGGATCAACCAGGGCGAAGGTTCGGCTTAGACGCCCCAGTTCCTAATTCAGATCAGAAGCTTATGCCACTCCCGCTAACCCTTCGCGCCTACCCGTGGTGAATAACTCAGGTCAACTGTTGCATTTGTGTGACTATCCTGACCAAAAATGACCTTGTGGCCGCCGTACCGGCTTGATAAGCTTTCATTGGTGCACAGGAGAATTAATGGTGGATAGCATTTCTACTTTATCGGATGCCGAAGTAGAGTTGAAGGCTCTGTCTAAGCAATTGGAAGAGAATAACAGGATTCTTCGTTATATTGCGCTTGGTCCAGAAAAGATCGTTGATTTCATCTATAACGATAAGCATGTTAAGATGTATTTACCCTATGCTGATGTCGATCGCATCCAGGCGGGCGTGGCGGCCAGGAAGACATTCTATGAAGAACGTCACCTTCGTCAGATCATTCCGTTGATCGGCCCGGATTCGGTAGTTTTTGACGCCGGTGCCAATATCGGCAACCACACTGTGTTTTTTTCGAAAATCTGTCGCGCCGCGAAGGTCATTTCGGTCGAAGTGATGAAGCAGACATACAGTATTCTCGCGAAGAATATTGAGGTGAACGGATTGCACGGCGTGACGGCGCACAATGTCGGCCTGGGGGCAAAGGCGGGATATGCCAACCTTGTTCGCCAGTCGCAAACCAATCTGGGCAACACCGTCGTAAAACCGGAAGATGATGGCGTCTACGAGATCGTATCAATCGACAGCTTTGGCCTTGACAAGCTCGATTTCCTCAAGATCGACGTGGAGGGGATGCACCTTCAGGTTCTGGACGGTGCCCGTGAAACGCTGCGCCGCTGCAAGCCGCTGATCTGGCTGGAGCTTCGCCCGAAATATGGTGAATATGAGCCCGGCGTCGAAAAAATGGCGGAATTGGGCTATCGTGAAATGAAGAAGCTGCCGCCGCACGACGTGATCTTCGAGCCGGCCTGA